ATGAGTACAAAAGAACCAAGAATTAAAATCTCCCAAGACAGGACAAGAATTTGCAAGTATTGTATCGGAGATAGAGTGATTGTCAGTTTCCGTAAATACGGAGTCAAGAAGTTTGAGGCAGAGGTCACTGAGGTATGTGAGAATATGCACGGACTTGAAGGAGTGTGGATTAGTGTGTTGCCACTAAAAGCACTTGACCCAACTGACCAAACGGCACAAATGTATGTTGACCAAAAGATTGGCATAATGGTGCCACTCAAGGATGTTAGAGACTTATTCAATTAGGAGATGAGAAATCATCTCTTTTCTTTTATAATCAATTATATGAGGGAAGAATCTAATCAACTTCTTGAGTATATAGTCAATGTAATAGGCATTAAAAAACCTGAAATGCCAAATTATTATCATTCTTTGCCAGTATGTATTTTGGATGACATTTTTTCTTTGCAATCACACTATGAAAATATTACTTTCCCAACTGTAAAAAGATTTGCTGATTATTTCCTAGATGGCGACTTATATACCGACAAATACTTAGTTGATGACTTTATTAATGATTTAGAGAAAGAGGGACTAGATAACGTAAGAATTAATGTTCTTAGAAATTCTCAAAAAGTTGGTGGAAGAAGAAAAATTGACGTCTGCTACGATGTTGCAAAAGCAATGAAAAGAATTGGCATTCAAACAATGGCAGATTTTGATTCTTATAATGATAAAGACTATCTAACGTTTGTTTTGCATTCGATAAAAGGTGTAGGAGATGCTGCTGTTGACTATTTATTTATGATGGCAGGCGATAATAATAGAGTGAAACCTGACATACATATTCATCATTGTATTAAAGATGCTATAGGGCATGATGTATCAAACGATGAATGTCAACGATTGTTTCGTGAAGTTTCTAATTCATTAATTGAGAAAATGCCTTTTGCAACACCAAGATTTTTAGATGGCCTTGTTTGGAATTACTATTCCAATGCACATTTTTGATTAATTTTATTGACAATTCTTGAAAGCAATAATGTTATAATTTATTCAACCATAAAGAGAGTGGCGAGGGACAAGCCCCATGACCCACCAGCAACTTACTCGCGATGAGCAAAGTGCTAAAGCTTGTATGATGGGAACAATCGATTCTAGATATTTTGCTCCTATCATAACGATGGGAGCTTTTATTTTCTCTTTGTGGCGTGACCTAAGGAGGAGAGAAAAATGAAAAAGGATTTTGAATGTGCTTTTACTTTATGTATGCCTGATGGAATGCTTTGCAGAATCCCGGTTTACAAGGGTGAATCATCTAAAGAAAAGATAAAGGCTTTTGTTGATAATTGGTACAAAGTCACAAAGGAAGATCCAGAGAAATTCGACCATTTTATCATTGATGATAAGTGCCCAAAATGTGGTGGTGAATTACACGCAAAAATATTAGAAAAAGGATGTGCGATTTGGTGTGTTAATCATCCTGATTGTGATTATCAAACTTATGGTGATAGTGACAAAGCTAGAGAACTAATTTTCAAAAAGCACGGAATAAAAGTGACGGTAGTTCATAAGACAGGTGCAGGTGTTATTTTTTCAAACCGACCAATCTCTAAAAAAGGAGAAAAATAACAATGCCATTTGGAGGAGAACACGATGATTATTTTTTGGTTGTTTATGACGATCATCAAGGAAACATTGATACTGAGGGCAGAATTGAAGAAGGAATAGTGAGGTATCTAAAAAATAAAGGTTTTACTTGCAGAGGTGGATATTGGTCAATGCCATGGTTTTGGATAGATATAAGGCACAAATTCTTTTTACCGGGGCGAATTGGAATTGCATTTGGCAAAGTTGTTGGAAACCACGCCATTACATTTGATGAGTTTAAGCTGATTTACAGTATTTATGAAAAATATGAAGGAACAGCAATAATGAAAATGACAAAGTGATATGAAAGATAAAATCTTTATGCTAATCTTAATAATACATAGGAGGGACAATTCAAATGAGTCCATATGATTATAATGATGACGCCTTTTGGCGTGAAAGAGAAAAAGAGACTATTGTGACTGATGTAAGGCACAATTTTGCTTTTGTTTTTAACCAAGTGGTGATGATCCACAAGTTCTATTATCTAAATTCGAAACTATCCACGAAATCCGAAGAGGTTATGGAAGCTGTTGAAAAAATGTATAAGGAAGGTAAACTTAGCGATTATTTATACGAAAACTTGATTTCTGCTTACAAACAATATCCAACAATGCTTATCGGAAACCTTAAAGATGAAGAAAAGAAAATAGGTAGAGAAAAGCAATTTGAAAGATTGAAGAAACTCAAAGAGTTTTTGACCATTCTTATTGGCGATTTATCTGAAGAATTGCACGAACTTATCGAAGAACAAAACGATGTAGAAAAACAGGCGATTATTAGAAATTATTTCAGCTAAAAAGGTTAATTATTAAGTTTGAGAAGTAGGATATTTGGTCTGCGATGTCGAACAAAAGTGGTTGTTTATTTTGCTTCGATATAGTAACCTTTATTGGGAGGAATAAATATGGCTTTAAGTTATAACAAATTATGGAAACTCCTTATTGATAAAGGCATGAATAAGACTGATTTAAAAAACATAACAGGCTTAAGCCAATCCACAATTGCGAAGTTGACAAACGGGGAAAACGTTAACACTGATATCCTCGAGCGTATTTGCGATGCCCTTGGTTGTGAATTAGAAGATATTGTGGAAATTGACAAAAGAGGAGAAAAATAGAATGAAAGCAAATTATCAAAACCTTTGGAAGGTATTAAAAGAAAAAAATATTACGATTGAGGAACTAAGAGAAGCTGTCAAAATTAGTTCCCCAACAATCACAAAAATAGAAAATGGTGAAGTCCTTAGCGATAGTATTTTAGAAAAAATAGCAAAGCATTTAGGATGTAAGCCTAGAGATATCATGGATCTCGAAAAAGATGAGACAGAAGAATTCAAAGTTAAAGAATCTAAAGGAAAATATAAGGTTGTCTCTTTATTCTCGGGTGCAGGTGGAATGGACTTAGGTTTTATTCAAGCTGGCTTCGATATTATTTGGGCAAATGATATTATTCCTGAAGCAATCGAAACCTATAAAAAGAATATTGGTAACCACATTGTTTTTGGCGACATTAGAATGATTTCTAGCAACGATATTCCTGACAACCCTGATGTAATTATCGGAGGATTCCCTTGCCAAGGTTTTTCTATCGCAAACACTAGAAGAAGTATGGAAGATCAGAGAAACTTCCTTTATAAGGAAATGCTGAGAATCATTAAAGATAAGAAACCAAAAATGTTTGTTGCAGAAAATGTAAAAGGTCTTCTTTCTATGGAAAAAGGCCAAGTTATAGAAATGATTAAAAGAGACTTTGAAGAACTTGGCTATTATGTGGAGGCACGTTTATTAAACGCTGCTGAATATGGTGTTCCTCAATTAAGAGAAAGAGTAATTATTTTAGGCAATAGAATCAACAAATCCGTTACTTACCCAAAGAAAACTCATTATCTTGAAAATGCATCTTTGCTTGATGATAATTTAAAACCTGCTGTTACCTGTAAAGAGGCGATTGGATGGTTGGCAGATATTAGATGCCAAGATGAACCTATTAAACTCCCTAATGGAAAAATTATTTATCAGCACAAAGCTTTAGAGAATGTTCAAGATACGTTTTGGGGTAGAAAATATCCAATAGATCAACACGAATTATGTGATTACCTTGTGTATTGGAGAAAAAAGGCAGGTATAAGCACGAAAAAGGTCGACGAGCATTTCGGATATCGATACACAGCTGGCCACTGGTTCAGAAAGGACAACAATAGTGGTAGCATCCCAAAACCTGAAGATTGGTGGGAATTGAAGAAATTATTGGGCTTTGATGACACCTATGATGAAGCTGTGACCACTTTGGTTGAAAAACCAGTTGTATTCGAACAGGCGTTAAGAATTACAAACTGGGATAGGCCAAGCGATACAATAACCGCGACCAGTCCTGAAATTCATGTCAATAAAATGAGACGTCTAAGTGTTAGAGAATGTGCCATCATCCAAACATTCCCTGAAGATTTTATCTTCTGCGGAAGAAACATTGGAATAATGCATAAACAAATCGGCAACGCCGTACCAGTTAAATTGGCCAAGCAAGTTGCCGAATGTGTTAAACTTGAATTAGATAAAACTAAATAACTTTAGATTATAATTTATACTTTTTAAGACCGTACCAACAGTTGTCTTTAGAATCATAACGAACAACAAGTTTTTCGTTACTAAGCCTGTTGGTATTTCCTTTATATACAGCTTCTAAATAAAAATGATGAACCGTTTTATTTATTTTATCTTGTCTTGAAACTGGGAACCAAGATACGCCTTTTATACCGTATTTTGGATGGATTTGATTTGGATTAAAAGCACCAACTTTAGTTCTCCCATTTATTAATATAAATTCACTATGAGTTCTTACAAATTCTCTAACTTTATCAGGCACTTCGTCAGGGTCATCAGTTAAAAATACAGGTGTGAACTGTGCTCCATGCTTTCTTTCAAGATATGTGTATGTTTTAAAGTTATTTATTAAGTCGAAATTAAATAAAACGCTAACAAAACCATTTGGAAGGCATTTTAAATGGATTGTTTGAAGTTCAGAGTCTCTACAAAGAGTAAAGGATTTTGTGTTATCTTCATAAACTATTGTGAAAAAGTAAGTTAGCATAGGAAGTGGTGCTGATCCGTCATAGCTATATTCTTTTGGTAATAGACATTCTACCTTGACTCCTGAGTTTGGTAAGGAAGGATCAATATCTAAATTTGTATTTTCAAAGGAAGATTGATTGTTTTCGAACTGTAAATTATAAATGTCGCCTTTGTTACCAACTTTGTCTAATGTCTTGATGTCTAGGTTGATAACTGCATCATCGGTGATAAAAGCAATATCAGAGGAAACCGCTGATGGATATATGTGTTTAACAATTGATGACAAATTCCTGTAAATATATTGCCTAACTAATCTTTCTGCAGGAACTTTAAGTTTGTTTTTTAATTCCCAAGTATTTTGCAAAAAGTGGTATTGCTTTTGGATTTCTTTTTCAATGACTTTTAGGTCATCTATAAAGTCTTTTGAAGTAAAAAGGCTCCAAAGAATATCGAAGTATTTCTTTTCTAAATCAAGAACTTTCCCTATTTGTGATTTTTCCGCAGGAGAAAGTGATTTGCTTGATAGTTTTTGTTGATATGCGACCATTTTTATACCTCCAATAAGTCTTCAACTTTTATTTTTGTTAAACCTGTGTCTAAGGCTTTGTAAAAATATCTAGCACCTAAAGATGAGTATGGGCTCCATTTGTGACATTTATTTTGAACGATATTTTTATTTACCTTTTGCTTTTTATATAGCCATTTGAATGTTTGCAAGAACGCTGCGTCATCATATGGCAAAACATCTTGTGAGTTTTTTACAAATAGTAAATACATAGATGCTGTCCAATTTCCGATTCCTCTTATCGACATCAGCTTTTTATAAGCATCTTCATCACTGAGCGAATTCAACTCATCAAAATTTAAATTACCGGACAACACCTCATTTGTTATTTCTTGTATAAACCTAACTTTAGAAGTTGCTGTGCCAATTGATTTTATCTCTTCGAAAGACAACGAACTTACACGATCAGGGGTAAGCTTTCCTTCACATAAATCTACTAAACGTGAAAAGATCTTTTGACCTGCTTTTACTGATAACATTTGTTCGATTATTTCGTGAATCAAAAAAGAATATCCGTCAGTATACGTGGTGTAAGTCATCGGTCCAATTCTTTGAATTATCGCACCTAATTTGCCATCTCTTTGAATTAAGTATTGGATTTCAGGTGAATTTAAAGAAAAAGTAATAGTATTTCCCATGGACGTTAATTATCCTGCTTTTGATTTTATCAATAAAAAATCAATTGGTCTAGACCACATATTTAAATGAAGTATATGAAGTTTTGATGATTTTATGTGCTTTATAGACTTATTTTGATATAATCAAATAACCAGCTTGTTTGTCAAAACAACTAGTAGAAAGGTCTTTTGTGTATAAGTACGATAGCTTTGAAGAATACCTACAACTAAACTATTTTGAAGAATTCAAGACACGTTTAGCAGAATACATCGAAGAGAATGAACTCGATGTTTTTTCTGATGATGTTCATCACAAACACTATGATGATTACGATATTTATGAAATAAAAGTTGCCTATGTTCAGTACACAAAAAGTCAAGTCGATAAAGTCGAATTTGACGTTTATTTAGATGCCAAGTTTGTTGTTACCGATAAAGTTTATGATGAAAAAAGTCCTTGGCCTCCAGTGTTAACAAGGAAGGGTAGATATATTTATCGAATGAAGGGTTCTTTTAAGAAAGGTTTTAAAGGACAAAAACAAAATGAGATGTCCAAAATCGAATTAGAAGAAGAACCTGAAAGAATATCCAGTGGTCTAGTGCCTGTTATTAAGTACGAAGAATTAGACAACTATGCAACTAAATTTTTGAAGTTCTTTTGTCCTGAAGCATTGGAAACTCCAATGAAATTAAAGCTTAATGACATATTAAATAAAAATGGAATCACATATTATCTAGCACCATTAGAAGATGATGTTTATGGAAAGACCTATTTTGCTAATGATAAAGCAACCATTTATAAGTTTGACGAAGATGATTTCTTTAGTGCTACTGAAACTGAGGAAATAGAGGTTGGTCCAGGAACTATTCTTGTTAATTTTTTCAAACATATGGATAGACCAAAAGGTGTTTATAGAAACACAATTATCCACGAATGCGTTCACTGGTTTTTTCATAGAAATTATTTTGAATTAAGACATTGTCTTAACGAAGAAGATACTTCGGTCACTTGTTACAAGAGCAATAGAACATTTGAAAACATTGATGTTGAATGGATGGAATGGCAAGCTAGATCACTTGCTCCGAGAATTTTAATGCCAAAGAAAATGGCAATAATGAAGTATGATGAGCTTGCAGAAGAAGTTGAAGAATTAGAAGGTGCAGATGAAATGACATTCATCGAGAAGACCAATTGGATTCTCAAGAGATTCGCTGCTTTCTTTGAAGTATCGCTTCAATCTGCTCAAATACGTTTAAAAGAATTAGGAAAATCTAGATTCGATGGTGTAAGAAATTACGTTGATGGTGGTTATATCAAAGACTTCACCTTTAAGGATAGATTTCTTAAGAAAAATCAAACTTTTATTATCAGTTCGGATGAACTTGGCAAATTGCTATACACAAACTCCTTTGTAAGAGAATCGTTAACAAGTGGAAAATTGTTATACATCAACAAGATGCTTGTTATTAATAATCCAAAGTATGTTGATTGTAAAAAATATGTCTTAACTGATTATGCATTGGAGCACGTTCATGAGTGTGCGTTAGTTTTTAACGTTGAAAGATTTGGCATTGATGATAATGGCGAACTGATTAGACTTAATTTCTTATCAAGCACAGTTAATGGTAGAAAAGAGATTAAATCTCTTGATGAAAACCAATTAGAAGCTATGCTGTCTTCGGCAAAAATTGATGGATCACATTACGAAAAACACAAATCCGAATTGCCTACAACATTCCACGAGACACTTGAATATCACATCAAATGTGCCAAAAGAAAGAAAATAATTAAGGGATATGAAGACTTGGCGTTCGAATCCGATGTTAGCGACAAAACTATTCGAAGTTACAAAGATGGTTTAACTTCCCCATCCCGTATAAATGTTATTAAAATCGGTTTAGCACTAAAGCTTTCTGCTCCGTATATAATCGATTTATTAACCAAAGCAGATCAATTGATGGTTTACACTGGAGCTGAAAACATTTTGCTTTATACAATTATTTATTCATATCAAAGAGTGGGGCTTGAGGAAGTCTGTATTGCTTTGATGAAAAACCATAATGCAAGTGTGTTAGATTTTTCGGATACATATTTGAAGAATCATGGCATTACCGAGAAAAATGGTGTTAGCTTCTCTGATTTGTTTCAATAATTTTAGCTAAAAACGGAAGTCGATTACCGATTTCTAGAATGTCTATATTTATATTAGAGAAATTACAAGGGTTCTACCCCTTGTTTTTTTTATTACTTTACTATGTAAAAAAAGAAAAAATATCGGAAGTGTGCTTCCTTCTAACTTTGATTTTTAATATGCAAAAATATCCCTGCCAAACGTTGGTGGAACCGCCGTATTAGCTACACGGATTTCCTCCTTCCATCAGCCTTGGCAACTAAGACGAATCCAATTGAACTTAGGAAAGGTTCGAGAGGTAGAAAGGACCCACGTATGGGATATTTCAAAAATTTACAAATTTCAAGAGAAGAGGAAGGAATCCAAATCTCTAGAAGAACAACACCCCATTCAAATCGCCCAAGACCATCTTTCGAGTCAGAAGAAGATGATTGGAACGATTATATGAATGAGGAACTTTTGCGTGATAAGAGGGAGAAAGAACTATATGGAAGTAACTGAACTTCTCCAACATTGTCCTTGGAGCCCATCTTATCTTAAGCAAATCCTCGACTGCACGATGTCATTACCAAAAGATGGTTTAGCTGTCGATGATAGTGGCGAAGCAGCAGAAAGAGGAACCTTGCAACATACCTATCTTATTAAAGATAGACTCGCCAAATACTTCCACAAAGAATCAGTCGATATGGACACTTCAGTGTTCACCGATGATGAACTTGATGAAGTAGAAAGAGCCTATCAAGAAGTAATAGGTGAATACCTCTATATGAGAAGAAAATATGCTCGTGTAGAAGTGATCCTTGAAGAAAGGATTGAACTAAATAACCATCTGCCAAGTCCATGTTGGGGTTATGTCGATATCGCCTTTATTGGTCATAGAGCAAAACCAAATAAAGAAGGTGTTTATGACAAATCAATGATTTATGTCTTGGACGCTAAATTTGGAAGAGTTGAGGTCAGTGTAATCTGTCCTGAACACAAAACTAAAAAAGGCTTAAGCATTAATCCACAAATTTGTGCTTATTGGTGTGGTATCTACGATATCTATTCCGAAAAATACGAAATTACTCGTGGTGCAGCAGGTATTATCCAACCAAAGCTTAATCGCTATCCAGTTGGGCTATTCAAAGCAGATGATTTCCTAACTTATATGAAGGAAGTTATCTACCCAAAAGTGCAATTAGCTGTAGATGGTAAAGGTTCTTATAACCCAAGCGTTAAGAACTGTCAGCATTGTCGAAACAAAATTCATTGCAAACACAACATTGCCCAAATACTAGTTCTAAAAGAACTAATGGACAAACCTGATATGGTTGATGATGCAACAATTGAAGATTTAATTCTTCCATTTGTCATCGATCTAAAGAAGTTGTGCGATGCCACATTCAATTACTGCTTAACTAGAGCAAAAGAAGGAAAGAAGTGGAAAGGGTTTGCTCTTTCTACAACAAGACCAACTAGAGTCTATAGCGATGAAGATAAGGCTAAAGAAATTGCCTTAAAGCATGGTTATAAAGGATTCGTAGTTGAAGAAATCCTCTCACCAGCTCAAGCAGAAAAACTTATGGGTAAGAACACCTTTAAGCAAATCCTTGGAAGTTTAATTACTTACAAACAAGGTAAAACAACGCTCGTACCTGAAGATGAAGTCAAGGGTAACGAGGCCAAAAACGATTTTAATTCATAGGAGAAAACAAAAATTATGGCAAAACAAAATCATTGGGTATCACCAAAGCCATTAATGGCTTCATACCCACACGTAACAAAACCAACATCCTCTTTTGAAGGGGGTAAAGAAAAGTATTCTATCGGAATCCTTATTCCAAAGGATGATGAAGAAACTATTAACAGCATCAGAGCTTGCGAAGAAGCAGCAATCCAAGATGGTGTCACCTCTAAATTCGGTGGCAAGATGCCTAACAAAAACACGATCAAATACGCTTTGAAAGACGGAGATGAAAAAGAAGACCCAGTCTATCACGGTCATTATTACATTAACGCCACAAGTCAAAACGCACCTGAAGTTGTTGGCAGCGACCTTCAACCATTGCCTGAAGGAGTGGAAGTTATCGGTGGTGACTTCGTAAGAGTTTCTATCAACTTTGTTCCATATAACGTAGGTGGTAATAAAGGCGTGTCTGCTTACCTAGGCAACGTTCAACTCGTCAAAAAAGGAACTCCTCTTGGTGGCAAAAGACCTGCATCAGCAGACTTTGAACCAGTTAGTGATGAGTTCATCTAAAAGACAATTAAAGAGGGGTGGGGAAACTCACCCTTCTACTTAGGAGGAAGATTATGAAAGAACTATTCATTGATGCTGAAACATATAGCGACATTGATCTTTCTAAATCAGGTGTCTATAGATATGTTTCATCGCCAAACTTTGAAATCTTGCTCCTTGCCATCAGCGTTGATGATGAACCAACTAAGGTCTATGACCTTAAGTGTGGTGATAAGCTCCCTATTGAGATAATTGAAGCTATCAAAAGCAAAGATATCAAAAAGTGGAGTTTCAACGCATCATTCGAGAGAATCGTACTATCAAAATATCTTGGCATGGAAGTGGGCAACTATCTTGATCCAGCTTCTTGGTATTGCGATATGGTTGCTAGTGCTTATCTAGGATTACCGTTATCGCTTGAAAATGTCGGTTATGTCCTCGGATTAGAAAAACAAAAACTATCCGTAGGTAAAGAACTTATTAGATATTTCTGCAAACCTTGTGAACCAACCAAAAGAAATGGTGGTAGAACACGTAACCTTCCTGAACACGCTCCTGAAAAATGGGCGTTGATGAAGGAATATAACGCTAGAGATGTCGATACACAAAAAGAGATCCATAACCGTATTAAAAAGTTCCCTATGCCTGAGAGGGAGTGGGAATATTATCACCTCAATGAACGTATCCAAGATTATGGAATAGCTCTAGATATGGATTTTGTTACTCACGCTATTAACTGCGATGAGATTAACTCTGAATCTAATTTAGAAAGAGCAACTGAAATCACAGGCGTAGATAATCCTAACTCCCCAAAACAACTTAAGGAATGGCTCATAGAACAGGGAATGATGGCTGATTCATTAGCTAAATCCGAAGTTAAGCGACTTTTAGAAGGTGCTACAGGATCAGTGCAAGAAATCCTCAAATTACGCCAAGAACTCGCTAAATCATCGATTAAAAAGTATAAAGCGATGGAAAACGTGGTCTGCCCTGACTCTCGTGCTAGAGGTTTAATCCAATTCTACGGTGCTAATCGTACTGGCCGCTTCGCAGGGCGATTAATACAGGTACAAAATTTGGTTTCTAATAAAATTAGCGACCTTGAATACGCAAGAAAACTAGTCACTGATGAAAATCTTGATGAGATACAAGCTCGTTATGGATCAATTAGTAATGTATTAAGCGAATGTATTCGTACCGCTTTTATCCCTAAAAAAGGTCATCGATTCATCGTAGCAGATTATTCGCAAATAGAGGCACGTGTTCTCTCCTTCATATCTAATTCGACTGATAATATTGAACATTTCGCAAAAGGTGATGATATCTACTCACTAACAGCTAGCAAGATGTTTGGCAAGGAAGTCACCAAAACGAATGAAAACCATGAATTACGTAAATACGGTAAAATCGCAACCTTGGCTTGTGGCTATGGTGGTGGAATCGGTGCGTTAAGAGCCTTTGGTGCTATAGCACTAGGAATTAAAGAAAGTGAACTTCAAGGAATAGTTAATTCTTGGAGAAACGCTAACCCAAACATCGTCAAAATGTGGTGGGACATCGATAAAGCGACCAAGCACGTTGCTTCTACAGGAGAGGAAGTCAGCTTATATGGACTAACAATCTCATATGCTAGAGGAATTATGTTTATCAAATTGCCTAGTGGTAGAAGCTTATGCTATTGCAAACCAAGGATGGGCATCAATAACTTCGGTAGTGAATGTGTTCGCTATGAAGGTATAGGGGTGTCCAAAAAGTGGGAGCTTTTGGACTCATATGGTCCTAAGTTCGTTGAAAATATCACACAAGCTATTGCTAGAGACATCTTATGTGAGGCGATGGATAGACTTGAAAAGAAAGGTTATCACATAGTGATGACTGTTCACGATGAAGTTGTTCTTGAGGTTCCTGATGGTGAATCTAGCATTGAAGAAGTCTGCTCAATTATGAAGGAAAACCCTTCTTGGCTTAATAACTTTCCAAGTGCTTGTGAAGGATATGAATGCCAGTTTTATAAGAAGGAGTGAGCTATATGGTCGAAATATTTAGGGGTTATGTACCCACAAAAGAAAAGACACCTACCCAAAAGTTCAAAGAAGAAGGAGGATACTCACTCCTTTCTTTAGAAGAAGTGCAAGACTTGGATGAATACGCTGGTATCCTTAACGATCAATTCGTTGTAATGGATGTTGATGATAGTGTTGAAGCAGACAAAACCTATGAAATTGTTAAGATGCTTGGTCTTAATATCAGGGTTGTTAAAACCACTAGAGGCAAACATTTCATCTTTAAGAAAAGCCCAAGATACCCACTAAAAGGAACAACTAAAGAAATTAACGCATTTGGATTCACCTTTGATATAAGAATTGGCGTTAATCAATACATTGTATGCAAATATGGTGGGAAGGTTCGTGAGGTGGAACAGGACTTTGATGAAAGTAAACCTATTAGTGAATTCCATCATTATTTCATCCCATTAAGAGACAAAAAAGACCGTCACGTTTTCACTTCTATGACTAGTGGTAGCGGCAGGAATGGTGCTCTTTATTCTCATATACCGACACTGATCCATAATGGGTTTCTTAGAGATGAGGTAGAAGACATTCTTCACATCATTAACGAATATGTTTTTGACGAATCAATGTCTGATTCCGAAATGAGAACAATTCTTAGAAACGAAGCATTTGAAAACATAACCTACCATAGTGCTGAAGATGATTTCAAAGAAACTATTAGGGAGTATGGATTCAAACCTGACCATTATTCTGATTTAGGAATGGCAATCTTGTTCGCCAAATATTACAGCAACAGGGTTCGTTATAACGAAGCCACTGGATGGCTTACTTGGAATGGCAAAGTATGGGAATTCGGTGAGCATCACGCCAAGAAGATTTACTTCGAATTCTTGGAAAATGTCCACAAAACAGCGATGTTTGAGATGAATTCCGTATTAAAAAAGCCTAATGCAGACAAAGATGAAATCGCTAAAGTTAAAGCTTTTGTTAACTTCACCTTGTCAATGCAAAATGGTCCTAAGATTAGCAGTGTATTCAAACTGATACAAACCCAAGTGAACATTGATGCCAGGCTACTTGATGCAAATCCATGGGAACTCAATACTCCTGATGGAATTGTCAACCTTCAAACTGGTGAACTTAAACCACATAATGCTGATTCGTTTTGCACTAAAATCACCCTTAAATCACCTTATAAAAAGGATGGAAAAATGTTTAACGATTTGATCCATCTCCTTACCGATAATGATGAAGAATATATTCATTTCTTAAAGGTTTTATGCGGTATATGTGCGATTGGAAAAGTTTATAACGAAGCGATGATTATCGCCTTTGGTAAAGGTCATAACGGTAAATCAACTTTGTTTAATTCAGTCGCTGATTTGCTTGGCGATTATAGCGGCAAGATTCCTGCTGAAGCGTTAACAAGCAAAAATAGATCAACTAAAGTCGAACTAGCTGAACTACTTGGCAAAAGACTTATTCTTGCTAGTGAAACTGAAGAGGGTCAAAAGTTGTCCACGCAAATGCTCAAGCAAATAGCATCAACCGATAAAATTACAGGCGAAAAGAAATATAAAGACCCAATTGTATTCGTACCAACACATACAGCAATCCTTTATACCAACTTTCTTCCTAAATTAGGTTCTCTTGATTTAGGAACTAGAAGAAGAATCATCGTTTGCCCATTTAACGCCGTTATCGATAAACCTAAAAAGGATTATGCAGATAAATTAAAGGAAGTGGATGGTGAAGACATCATGGCGTGGATTGTCGAAGGTGCCAAAGAATTCTATGAAGGTTTTTATAACTTGCCACCTTGTAAAGTGGTGGATGCCGCTAAAGCTGAATACATTAAAGAAAACAACTGGGCAGAAAAATTCATCGAAGACTGTTGCGTTGTCGGTGAAATGGAACAGCAATCTTCAAATGAACTCTATAAGGCATATCAACAATGGTGCAAAGACACTGGCGAATATCCAAAAAGGTCATCTGATTTCAAGGCTATTCTCGAATCACTTGGATACAGCTCCAAGAAAACCAACAAAGGAATTATTTGGAAAGGTTTGTCTCTTGATCCAAAAAGATTAATTGGCAAGACCTCTTTGAATGAATTTCTTTAAAAAAGTGAAGGCAAGTGAAGGACAAAATGTAAAATTCCTTTCACACGTATGTATAAGAAAATTTTGCAAATTAGCTTGCACTCTCCTTCACTTTCCGAAACTAATACAAAGTATTAAATGAAATCAAAAAGTTCGATAAGCGAAAAGCAAGTCGAGAAAGCGTTGGTCAAAAAGGTCGAAAGTCTTGGTGGTAAATGCTGGAAATTCATCTCCCCAAGTAGGGTTGGTGTTCCTGATAGGCTCTGCTTAATGCATAAAGGTAAGGTCGCTTTTATAGAAGTAAAGAAGCCTGGCGAAAAACTACGAAAAATACAAATAAAACGAAAAAACGAACTAGAGGCAATGGGTTTTAAAGTCTATGTCCTCGACACGATAGAACGAATTGACGAAATAATCCGAGAAATCGTGGGAGGAAAAGATGATGATTTACAAACCATATGAATACCAAACAGCCGCAAGTAACTTTATTAAAGAACACGATGCGTGTGCATTACTTCTTGATATGGGACTTGGCAAGACAGTCATCACACTTACTTCCGTTAAAGAACTAATAAGAAGTGGCGAAGTTAGAAGAGTATTAATTATCGCTCCATTAAGAGTCGCTCAAACTACTTGGCCTAGTGAAATTAAAAAGTGGGATCACTTATGTGATTTAACTTATAGAGTCGCTACAGGTACTGAAAAGCAAAGAATATCTGCATTAAGCGATAACGCTGACCTCTACATTATTAATAGAGAAAATGTCGATTGGTTAATCAATAACAACGCTATCAAGTTTAACTTCGATATGGTTGTAGTGGATGAGTTATCTTCTTTCAAGTCATATCAAGCTAAAAGATTCAAATCCTTACTAAAAGTAAGATGGAAGATTAAACGCATTGTTGGTTTAACAGGTACACCTAGTAGCAACGGCTTAATGGATTTGTGGGCAGAATATAAGATTCTCGACCAAGGTGAAAGATTAGGAAAATTTATCACCCATTACCGTGAAAAATATTTTGATCCTGATAAAAGGAACGCTAATGTCATCTTCTCATATAAGTTAAAACCATTCGCAGAACAATGTATCTACGATGCGGTAAGAGATATCACGATTTCGATGAAATGCACTGATTATCTCAAGATGCCTGAACTCATCAATAACTATGTAGAAGTCGAATTAGATTCTAAAGAATCTTTGCAATATAAAACTCTCAAGCAAGAGATGATTGTGGAGATTATTGGCGAAGGTGAAATCGATGCTGTCAATTCAGCTGTTCTAGCCAGCAAACTACTCCAAATGGCTAATGGTGCTGTCTATGGAGAAGAAAAGAAAGTAGTCAAAATCCACGATAGGAAACTTGATGCTCTAGAAGACTTAATTGAAGCGGCAAATGGCAAACCTGTTTTAGTCGCTTATTGGTATAAACACGATTTATCAAGAATCAAAGAACGATTTGACTGTAGAGAAATCTTAACCGATAAAGACATCAACGATTGGAATAGTGGTCAAATCCAAGTTGGACTTATCCATCCTGCTAGTTGCTCGATGGGATTAAACCTTCAACAAGGTGGATCAACTCTTATATGGTTTGGACTTACTTGGTCATTGGAACTATACGAGCAGACAAACGCAAGACTTTGGAGACAAGGTCAAAAGGATAATGTGGTCATTCATCACATCATCACGAAAAACACAATGGATGAGAAAGTGCTAAAAGCACTTGAAAACAAAAATCAGGTGCAAGAAGCATTAATTGAAGCTGTAAGAATGGAGGTGAATTTATGACAAGCAAAGAATACTTAAGTCAAATCTATAACTTGGATCATAAAATTTACCTCATGAGGCTTGAGGCAGAGGAATATAGAAGATTATCTTATTCTTTGCCGGGTCAAGACTTCACAAAACCGTTTGTTAAAAGTTCTAATCCAAATACTGAAGCTCCGTTTATGAAGTGGTTAATAAAGGCATTGGATAAGGAGAAGGAAATCGAAGACCTTCTAAAGAAGATGGAAGAATTAACTAATGATATTACTAATACCATCGATGAAGTTGAAAATCTCGATTATCGTGTTCTGCTTAAACTTCGTTACATCAATCAAATGACAATATGCGATATTTCAGAAAGAATGCATATATCCATGCCAACAGCGAAACGTTGGCATCGTGAAGCATTAGAGGTAGTGGAAGTTCCTGAAAAATATAGAGACCTTTAGGAGAAATCTTAGAGGTTTTTTCTTTGTTTTAAAAAGTTGATACCCTGTGATACCCTTTGATACCCAATGATACGTTGAGATACTCGCACCATATGTAGTAATGTATAATTGGCTAAAGCCATAAAGATGATTGCTCTCGATGATGTCGAGGGCTTTTTATTAGGAGGAAGCTATGAGACTTAACAGGAATTGCAAAGCAATAGCAGACTTCTATAGGTCAAAGGATTGGCAAGTGGCAAGAGCTATTAAGATTGAATCTGCTCACGGTTTATGTGAGAAGTGTGGTGCTATCGGAACTGAAGTACATCACAAGATTCACTTAACTCCTAAGAATGTCACTGATCCTAATATAACTATTAATCAAGATAACTTAATCCTTCTATGTACCGAGTGTCATAACGAAGAGCACCAAAGGTTTGGAGGCTCAAAGACTTATGAGTGGGACAAGGAAGGAAATTTAGTTGGGAAGAAAGAGAAAAATACTCCCCCCACCTAGCATTTTGTTTGATTCACTAAAGTGCCGTGGGACCAAACCTCTAAAATGCGTGGGATTAATTTTTCAAATTCGTTTTTTCCTGTAGGAGGCACTATGAATAAGAAAACAAATATCACAAAAGAATATAACCGACTAAAGTCGCTCTTCCAAAATTCAGATGAAACCAAAAAGAAAATGGTGGATGAATTATTCAAAAAAGCAGCGTTTTTAAAGGTAAATATGGATGAATTACAGGGAAAAATCGCTGAGGAAGGCATCACAATTGTCAACAATAAAGGGGTTCCAAGTATCAATCCAAGCTACAAAGCTTATCTCCAATCAGTCTCTGCTTACCAAGGAATTATTAAAACTTTAAATACAATCTTTGGTAAACAAATCGAAGACGAAGAAGATGAGTTTGAATCCTTCATGGCAAAGAATGGTAAGTCCTGATGAACTACCTAAAGCAATACTATGATGAGATTGAACTTGGAAAGATTAAGGTTGGCAATGAATTAAAGGTAGTTCTTGACTCACTTATAAGTGATTTAGATAATCCCAAGTATTACTTCGATGAAAAGCCTGGGGAACTAAGGATCAATTTTATTGAAACGTTTTGTAAGCACACCAAGTCCCCATTTAATGGCCAACCATTTGTTCTTGAACTATGGGAGAAAGCATTTCTTCAAACAGCATATGGATTTAAATACTCCGAAACTGGTTTAAGAAGATTCACTGAAGCGATATTGCTCATTGCTCGTAAGAACGGAAAGACAACCTTTGTAGCGGGAATTGATCTTGCTGAATTCTTCTTATCTAGTGGTGGTGTGGACATCATTTGTGCCTCTAACACTAATGACCAAGCATCAATCCTTTTTGAGGAAATCAACAATATGAGAGAGCAATCCAAGGCACTCTCTAAAGAGAATAGAAGTAGAAAGAACTTATTCTTCATCTATTCCCCACGCAATAAAAACAAAATTAAGAAGTTATCCGCACAGTCACGCAACTTGGATGGATACAATGTAGAAATAGCTTGTATAGACGAGGCACATCAAATGTCTGATTCAAAAGTCTATGATGCTATCAAACAATCACAATCAACTAAACGAGAACCATTGATGTTCATTATCACAACCGAGGGTAATGTAGTCAGTGGTTTTTTGGATAGAAAACTCGAATATGTACGTAAGGTCATCAAGGGTGAAATCGAAGATGATAGAATCCTTCCTTGGCTTTACACACAAGATTCAACCGAAGAAGTCTATAACGATAAATCCTCTTGGGTTAAGTCAAATCCTTCCTTAGGAAGAGTTAAGGCAATTTCCTATTTAGAGGACATTATGAACAAATCAAAGAATGACCTTTCTACAAGAGTCACGATGCTTTGCAAAGACTTCAACATTAAACAATTAGAATCAGGTACTTGGTTATCGTTTGATGATTTAAATAACGAAACCACATTTGACATTGAATTTCTTAGAGATTCATACGCTATTGGTGGAGTTGACTTATCATCCACAACTGACCTTACCTGTGCTTTGCTCCTTGTCATTAAAGAAGGCAAGAAGTATATCGTTCCACATTTCTTTATGCCTAGTGAAGTAGTGCAGAAAAGAATCCAAGAAGATAGTGCTCCATATGATTTATGGATCAAACGAGGATTAATCACGCTAACTGATGGAAGCCAAAATGATTTTACTAAAGTAACTGAGTGGTTTCTTCAAATGGTTCGTGAATATGGCATTAGACCATTATGGATTGGTTATGATCCTTGGAATGCACAGTATTGGGTAAACGAAATGGAGGAACACGGCTTCAATATGGAAAAGATTCGTCAAGGTATATTTACTCTTAGTGAACCGATGAAACAGCTTGAAGCAGACTTAAAAAATAAGGGTGTTATCTATGATAATAATCCGATTCTTAAATGGTGTCTTGCTAACACCCAGGCTAAAGTAGATGTTAATGGAAACATTCAACCAAGCAAAATGAATAGCAAATATAAGCGTATTGATGGATGCGTTGCGTTAATCATCGCTTATGCCGTACTGAACAGGTACAAAAACGATTACACGAATATGAGCTCCTAAGAAACTAGGGGCTTTTTTATTGGAATGGAGGTCCCTATGTTAAAAGTTATTGAATTATTTGCAGGTTTAGGAAGCCAAACTCAAGCTCTTAAGAATATAGGTGTCGAACACGAAGTAGTGGCGATATCAGAAATAGACAAATATTGTCTCAAATCTTATGAGGCGTTACACGGCAAGCCTAACAACCTCGGTGATATATGTAAAATTGAAAGATTACCAAAAGCAGACTTATGGACCTACTCATTCCCATGTCAGGATGTTTCCGTTGCGGGTAAACTCGCAGGAATCAACGAAGGAACGAGAAGTGGACTCCTTTATGAAGTGGAAAGATTACTCAAAATCGCCAATGAAGAAGGAACACTTCCGAAATATCTTTTATTAGAGAATGTCAAAAACCTCGTTTCTAAGCGTTTTAAACCTGACTTCGATAAATGGCTCGATTTCCTTTCTTCCATCGGTTATACGAACTATTGGAAGGTATTAAACGCAAAAGATTATGGTATTCCTCAAAACAGGGAACGTGTTTTCTGCGTTTCAATCCTAAATTTTGGTTCTTATGAGTTTCCTGAAAAGAAAGAATTAAAGCTTAAACTTCGTGATCTACTAGAAAACGAAGTGGATGAAAAATATTATTTATCGCAAAAAGTCATCGCTTGTTTTATGAAAGAAGACACCAAAGGGTTCAATCGAAAAGAACGCTTTATGGAAAACATCGAACATAGCGATGGTGAAATAGGTCACGCTATAACTACAAGAAGTGGTAGTAGACCTACTGACAACTTTGTTGTCGAAAAAACTGAGCAGGAAAGAAGATGCGATGAAGCATTAGAAAGTGGGGAACTTGCAGAAGGCGATGTTATAAATCACTCCCACGATAATCCAGTTCCTGTTAACAGTGAAAATCCTGATTGTGCACCAACCCTCACAACGAGGGGTGATGAACTAGGGGTAGTTGTTATGGGCAACTACTCTCCTAGTGGTCATAATGCAGCAAGGGTTGTTGATCCTGATGGAATTGCTCCAACGGTGATGGAAAACCATGGAACTGTTACAGCAATACCGATTAAGAACAACACAAAGAAAGGATTCCTTATGGCAGAAGAAGGCGATGCCGTTGATATTAGTGGAAGAATGCAATACCATCGTGGCACTGTCCAAAAAGGAATATCTCAAACCATCACAACAGCAGGAGGAGATAATGTAGGAGTAGTTGTTAAAGATAAATCTTTATTCAGCGAAACCGAAAAGAAACTCTTTACTGAAGATGGAAACATTAGACGATATATTGGTAGCGATAAGGTTGATGAATTTAAAGAAGGACAAATGGCTACTACATCATTCCCAAATGGGTATGGTCATGGTCCTAGGGTGCACGATGAATCAGTTTCCCTAAATACAATTGATAAACCTTGCGTTAAATATAATTTAAGGATTCGTAAGCTGACTCCTCGTGAGTGCTTACGTTTGATGGGATGGAACGATGAACAAATCGATAAGATTCAAGCATCAGGTGTTTCTCATTCCCAACAATACAAGCAAGCTGGAAATGGAATAGTTGTTCAGGTGCTTGAAGAAATCTTTAGAAATCTATTTAAAAAAGTAGAAGTACACGGATACGAGCAGTTAAACCTGTTCGATTTTAATTTTGAGGAGGATGAATAATGGCTTACGAGATTAATATTCACGTTGATAAAAGCGGAAAACTCGAGACAGATCAATTCCCTCTCGAATTATCCGTTTATAGGGAAAGTAAAAGAGTAAAACTCTTATTCGATGTCGATGCCGAGATTGACTCTACTTACCATTACCTTAAATTTACACACAAAAATGCGACCTATTTATATAGAGTCCATAACAACGAATTTGAGATTCCTAAAGCAATTACTGCCTATGAAGGTAGATGGGAAATGTCGTTTGTTGCCTGTGATGAAGTTGCTAATAGTGACTCAACAATTACAGCAAATTATATTTATGCATCCGAGCCTGTTGTTGCAGATGTTCTTAAAGGAAACTTAGGCATTATCCATACATCGGAAGAATTTACTTTATTGTCTCAACTAGTTGAAGGAACATTTGACCATTTTGAAATACCTAATGGTTGTACCTACATCACTTCATACTTCTTATCTCAAGCAAGTAACGAATTTGTTGTTAGTGTTCCATATACAGTTGTGACTATCGAGGATCACGCTTTCTATGAAAGTGGATGTACAAGAATTGATTTTGAAGAAGGTTCCCAATTAGCTTCTTTAGAAGATTATGCCTTATATAGAATTCCTAATTTGGAAGATATCAATTTCCCATCATCTTTATCTAGATGGGGTAATTACAACTTAAGCGGTTGTGGAAGTGAATATGTCACCTTTGGTGCTAATTCAAATTTAAGAATCTTATCTTCCTATGCTTTTTGGAACATTCCAAAGCTCAAGAAGTTATATCTTCCTGATAGATTGCAGCAATTCTCAGGAGGTACTGCAGTAGTCAAGGGTTGTCCTTTATTAAATGAGATTTGGTTCCCTAACACAATTAATGTTCCAATCCCTTTAGAAGCAATTCAAGATTGTCCTGTATTAAGCAAAATTACATTGCAAAGTAACTTCAATGTTAACGCAAACTTTGGTAACTGTACTTCCTTAACTAGAGAATCAGTTATTCAAATGTTTAGAAACTTAAAAGACTTATCGAATGCTGCTTCAAAAGTTATCTCAATTCATCAAACTGTCTATGACAGGCTAGAGGAAGAAGATATCGATATCGCCACGAATAAGAACTGGACAATCGGTATTGTTGGTGGAGATAATCCATTAGCAGGTAAGTCATTCCATTATGAAAATAGTCAAATCTCGATTGATCTAGAATTCTCTTATGGATTTGGTTGCATAATGATTGATGCTAATGCAGTCAACTTCACATACGAATACTTATCTGACACTACATTTAAGATTGATATTTCAGGTGGAGATTATATCCCAAGTGCATGGGGCAACTTTATGCCAGTCCCAGTTGGTGAAGTCATTAATGACACAGGTGTTATTACTTTCAGTAGTGGTGAAGCTTCTTCAGTGAAACTAAAAACTTATTCCAATAATAACGTTGGAACAAATAGAACATTCAATTTAGTGAGGGAGGGAGACTAGTATGGAAGTAGTCATTGAAAAAGGAAGAAAAGTCCTAAAAGCAAAATATGGATATATCATTCAAAGTGTGACTGATGGCTCTATCCTTGGCAAAAAACTCATTCTAGGTAAAAAGGACTCCGAAATTCATTATCACGAGATTCCTATAGAAATCCCAAGCGAAGAATAAGGAGGTTTAATCGATGGGTTTATTTGACATCTTTAAACGAAAAAAGAAAGTAGTAGTGCCCATTGATTATGACACTAGACTTTTTCAAACAACCCTAAACTTGTTCAGCGATTTTGGGGATAATATTAACGCTAGTGATGTGGTGAAAATCTGCATTGATAGAATTGCCACTCATTCAGCTAAGCTGAAACCACGATATGTGAAAACTCAAGATGATAAAACTGTCCTTGAGAAGAAAGGCAATTTAGCTTATCTACTCAAGTTTCAGCCTAATCCTATGATGACACCATATGATTTCATCTATCGAGTGGTCACATTACTCTATTTAAATAACAATGCGTTCATATACCCAGTGTATGATCCATTAACATATGACCTCTTAGAATTATGGCCAATAAAGCCTAATTCAGTTGAGGCATTAAAAGATGAAAGCGGAGAACTATATCTCCGTTTTTATTTCACTGACAAGAAAGCATTCACGCTCCCATACGAATCCATTATTCATTTAAGAAGATTCTATGGAACAAACGATATTTTTGGTGGAAGTGGTGCTGTTAGCGACCACGCTGCTCTTTTAAAAACTATCAAGATCAATGATTCGGTTTTGCAAGGGTTAGATAACGCTATCAAAACATCATTTCAAATTAAAGGTTTATTAAAAATAAACGGAATGCTTAACGAGAAGGACAAACAAGCTCAAAAAGCTGAATTTGAGAAAGCACTTAAAGATTCAGTTGAGAGCGGAGGTTCTTCCATTGTTCCTGTTGACTTGAAAGCAGACTATGTTCCTCTTTCGGTTGACCCAAAACTAGTGGATAGTAACACACTTACATTCCTTCAAAAGAAAATCATTACTTACTTTGGCGTTAGCGATGCCATCTACGATAACAAGTACAACGAAAACGAGTACAACGCCTTCTATGAAGGAGTTATCGAAGGAATTGCCATCGCAATGTCTGAAGCATTTTCCAAAGCGTTATTAACAAGAAGTCAGTTGGAACATGGTGAGCAAATCATCTTCTATTCCGAAAGACTTCAATATGCTTCTTGGAATACTAAAGTCCAAGCTATCGAGAAATTGATGGGTCTTGGCATCCTCTCTTTAAATGAATCTAGAGCACTTCTAGGATTCGAACCAATTGAGGGAGGCAATCGAAGACTTCAATCACTCAACTATGTTGATGCTGATAAAGCCAACGATTATCAACTACAACCAATCATCTTACAACCTAAGAAAAAGGAGGATCCAAAAGATGGAGAAGGAAACTAGATTCTCTTCAATCGAAACTAGAAGCGATGATGAGAATAAGAAAATGATTGTTGAAGGCTACGCAATTGTCTTTGATGAAGAAACCTTAATCGGTGATGAAGAGAGGGGATTCATCGAAGTGATTGATAAAGGTGCCTTAGCAAGTACCAATATGAAAGATGTGCCATTTAAGTACAATCACAACGATGTCACATTGATCTTAGCGAGAACTAGAAATGGTTCTCTTTCTTTAGAAGTCGATGAAAAAGGACTCAAAATTAGAGCAGAACTCATCGATACAACCAGTAACGTGGATATTTATAAATCCATTGTTGCAGGTCTATTAGACAAGATGTCATTTGCTTTCACTGTTAAAAGTCAAAGCTGGGATAGAAGTGGAAAGATACCAAAAAGAACGATTACGGCAATTGATCGTCTCTTTGATGTATCCGTTGTTGATTTGCCTGCATACGACCAAACTTCCATCCAAGCAAGTGCTCGTTCTTTAGAGTTGGTGGAGACCGAACTAAAGGCATTGGATGATGCAGAGAACTTAGAACGTAGAAAAGTGATTGCCAAACGCATAAAAATCAAAACCAAAAATTAGGAGGAATTCATTTTATGAATTTAGAATTACGTTTAAAGGAAATTAAGACCCGCCTTGAAGAAATTAGGGGTCTTGCTGAAACCGAATCCGATGTCGAAAAACTTGAAGCTTTAGACAAAGAATCCGATGAATTAATCAATGAACGCAAAGCCATCGAAAAGAAACTTGCTATGAGAGGCAAATTCGATATCAAAGAAGTCATTGAAACAAAACACGAGAATAACGAAGAACTCGAAGCACGTGGCAAAGCCTTAAAAGAAGGCAGAACTGTCACAATTGCTGCTGATGGTGTTTTACTCCCTGAACACGTTGATGACAAAATCTCACCTGTTCCTTTCCGTGAAGTCTCTACTTTAGTAGAACAAGTTCACACCGTTAACTTAAAAGGTGGCGAAACCTACAAGAAATCTTTCGTCAAATCTCATGGCACTGGTGGTTTAACCGCTGAAGGTGATCCATACACAACTGCTGAACCTGAATTTGGTTACTTAACCATTTCCAAGGTCAAAGTTACTGCTTATGCAGAAATCACCGAAGAGCTCGAAAAACTTCCTGCTGCTGACTACCAAGGTGAAGTTGTCAAAGGAGTCAACATCGCTTTAAGAAAGAAAATCTCCGAACAAATCTTACGTGGTGCAGGTACCACAAACACATTCAAGGGTATCTTCTCAGCTAACTGTGAAGCACTTGCCGATGCAACTGACCTTGAAATTTCTGCTATCGATGAAAACACACTCGATGAAATCGTTTACGCCTATGGTGGTGATGAAGAAGTCGAAGGTGGCTGTGTCCTCATCCTCAACAAGAATGACTTACGTGCATTCGCTGGTTTAAGAACTAGAGAAGGTAGAAAAGTCCACACTGTTGACTACAAGGCTAAAACAATCGATGGAATCCCATTCATCATCTCTTCACATTGCAAAGCAATCTCTGCCTCTGCAACACAAGTTGGTGAATATGGTATGGCTTATGGTCCACTCGCTAACTACGAAGTCCCAATCTTCAGTGGTGTTGAAGTAGCCAAATCCACTGATTACAAATTCAAAGATGGTATCATCTGCTACAAAGCATCAGTCTTCACTGGTGGTAACGTAGTTGGTTACAAAGGCTTCTTAAGAGTCAAGAAAGCAGCTGCTTCCAACAACTCTGAAGAAGATGACTCCGAACAAGACGGAGAATAAGACTTAGGTCGAAACACGGAGGAGTGCCCGCTAACCTTGATAAGTCGCTAGTCGCAATGTAAGTGAAATGGGAGAAATCCTTTTTTGTTTACATGAAGGCGGGTCCTTCCGTTTAAGTGTAATAGGAAGAATTTTAACGAATAGATAGAAGAGGAGGTGTCGAAAATGTCGAGCGAAAACATGCTTAATTTGATGAAGAAAGCTTTGCTTATCCCTGCAACCGAAAACTACGCTGATGATGAAATATCCGTTCATATCGCCTCGTGCCGCCAGTTTCTAATCACAACTGGAGTTCCTCGTGAAATCGCTGAATCGGACGATCATCCTTTAGTGACAGCTCTTATTACCATATATGTGAAGACAAACTTCGGATTTAAAAGCGATGGGACAGCGAAAGAACTTCCTAAGAGCTTTGACGTCTTACTCAGGCAACTATGTTTACATAATCCTGAGGTTGATGGAGGTTCATCCTCGTGATAGCGTACCCTAATTCCGGCAACATTTCCTTATTCCTATTACGTGTTAAAACAGCTGAAGATGACTTGGGCAACCAAGGATATCGGTTGGTCGACTCCAAGGAGGTGGTAGGGATGATTAGCTCTATCACTTCTAAGGAATTCTATTCATCAAAACAAACTCAAACAAAGGTGGACTTTAAGGTCTCCGTTCAAGCGTTCATCTATGATGGAAGCAAATATATCTATATTCAAAGAGAAGACAAAATATATGAAGTTCAACGTACATATCAAAATGGTATGTGGATGGAATTATATGCATCGGAATCTTCTTTGAAGAAGGAGGAAATTCAAGGATGGAACCTATGACACCTGAAAAACTACCAGTTGAAATTGAACGTGCCGTTAGAGATTACACAAAAGATGTTGAATTAGCGATAGTTCAACGTTTGGACAAAACGGCAGATCAAATACTGGATTACATCAAATCGAACGCTCCAAAGAGAAGCCATTCAGGTGAGCACTTAGCGGATGCGTTTATTAAAGAATCCTATGGCGAAGGAGTAAATCAAACAATTGTTATTTATTCGAAAACCAAAGGGTCAATCGTTCATCTAATTGAACTTGGCTTTAGACATCGAAATGGAAAGATGGTCGCTGCTCGTCCATTTATGAGACCTGCATACGAAGAATTCTCTCCAAAGATGCTTGAGGATATTCAAAAGATTATCGAAAGGGGTGGTGAATAATGCTTAAGAAACTTAGACAAGTCTTACTCACTGTCCTTCCGACAGTTATTTACGCTCATATTGATTATGACAATGAGCAAAACGCTGATCCGCCTTTGATTGTCTATCAAGAGATTGGCAAAAGACCTCCTCAATTTGGAGATGACAAGCCAGTTTACTATGTAAGAACGATACAAATCACATTAATTACGAAGAAAAAAGATGAAGTTTTAGAAGAGAAACTCGAAAGAGCATTACTCAACAAAGACTACATCTTTTCTTTAACAACGGAGTTTAGAAACTCTGATGGCTCTATAAGTAGAGTCTATGAAATTAGGCTGGAGGAATTTAAATATGCCAAATAACAAAATTACATTCGGTTTACGAAATGTTCATTACGCCATTGCCAATCAAGATAACAATGGTAACTGGAGCTTTGATACTCCAGTCGCTCTACAAGGAGCACAAGAATTCTCAAGTGAAGTAGTGGGTGGTAGCACCAATGTCTACGCAGATGATACCTTGTATGCATCTTTAGTACAAAATGCTGGTAGAACATTAACTCTTAAATTCACTGAAATCCCTGATGAATTCAAAACAGCAGTTCTTGGATACAAGAGACTTGCCAACGGAAACTTAGTGGAAATCGCTAATGCACCTGTTGTCACATTTGCTCTTGGTTTCGAATTCCAAGGCGATGCTAAAGCGAGAAGAGTTTGGTACTACTTATGTAGTGTTACTCCAATTGCAGAAGCAACCAAATCCAAAGCGGATTCAATTGAAGCAAATAGCGTTACTCTCAACATTACTGCTAGACCAATCGAAGTTGGCGATGATTTAATCACCAATTGCGTGTCTGCTAAAGGCGATAGTAACTACACTAACTTCTTAACAACCGCACCTGTGATTCCTGAAATCCCTGCATCTAATCCATAGGAGAGAGAATCATGGAACGTACAGTTAAACTCAATGGGAAGGAACTAAGACTAGCTTCTTCCCTTTTTACTATCATTTCCTATAGGAATGTTTTCGGAACTGAACTATTTGATGATGTTGAAAAGTTAGATAAAGCAATGGAAACAAATAAGAACGATGTCGGTAGATTTATCGATGTCCTTTTTAGATTAATCTATGTGCTTCATAAACCTTTCTACGCTGATTCATACGATCACTTCCTTCAATCTTTCGACTTCAGTGTTCTTTCTAATGTGGAAGAATTAACTGTTTTGGCGAATACGATTGGTGAACTTCTTGGTGAAGTGAAGAAACAATCTAATGGAACTGATTTAGCCCCAAAACAATAAAGCCAGGGGAGAACATCACGGCAAACATAATTTTTAACCTGGCTCAATTAGGAATACCGATTCGTGATGCGGAATTCTTTGATATTAGGACTTACCTTGACATAGTCAAATTACAAAAATCCATCTATGAAGAAGGTGGTTCTAAACAAGCGACTCAAGCAGATATTGATGCTTTTTTAGGGTAGGAGGTGAGAGAAATGGCAGAAGCGATTAAAGGTCTTAATATTAAGCTCGGACTTGATACCACTGAACTAGAGGCTTCTATCAAATCTCTCAATTCCGACTTAAAAGAACAACAACGTGATTTAGCCGCAATTAATAAAAACTTAAAATATGATTCTTCTAACGTTGATCTATGGAAGCAAAAGCAATCTAAGTTAAACGAAGTTCTTCAAACTACAAAGAAGAAACTAGATGAACAAAAGAAGGCTCTTGATGTTGCTAGAGAAGGTGTCAAATTAGGCACTGTTTCTGAGCAAGAATTCAACAAGATGCAACGTGCCATCCAATATACGGAGGCAGAAGTAGCAAAGCTAAATAAAGAACTTAAAGAGACTGAAGGTAAGATTTCAAGTCTTGGTAGTGTTAATGTTGAGAAACTCTCAGCAATTGGATCAGCAATGACCAAATACATCACCGCTCCAGTTACGGCTGCGGTTACAGCTTTATCAGCTTTAGCATTGAAAACCACTGAAACAGTTAATCAAATGTCCGATACCGCTAAACAACTTGGTGTTGGACTTGAAGCAATGCAAAAGTGGGAATATGCAGCAAAGCAACTTGGTAGTGAAACTCAATATTTAGATAAAGCATTCCAAAAAGTTAACAACTTGTTAGGTCAAATTGCTAACGGAGATGATGTCTCTGAACAATTAGCAAAGATTGGCTTAACAATGGATGATTTAGCAGGTTTGGATGCTGAACAAGCCTTCGCTAAAATCCGTAGTTCTATTGCTAGTGTGGAAGATGCTGCTACAAGAACTGCTTTAGCAAATCAATTCTTTGGAGATAAATTAGGGACTTTACTTAACCCTGTTTTATCTGCTTCCGAAGAAGAACTTCAATCTTGGATGGATGAAGCCGAGAAAGTCGGCATTGTATCCGAAGAAGATGCAGAAATTACTGGTGCTCTTGGTAATGAAATCTATGCACTCAAACAAGCATTCCTTTCTCTAAGAACTGAACTTGCAACTGCATTAGCTCCGATTATCACAAAGATAGTGGAGTTCTTGAGAGAAAAAGTAATACCAAAAATTAAAGAACTTATTCAAAAGTTCAATGAGATGTCCACAAGGATGAAGGGAATCATAGGCGTTGTTACGGCAGTAGCGGCGGCGATTGGACCAATTCTTACAATCGTTGCTAAAGCAATAACAATGTTTATGAAGTTCAAGGAAGTTCTTGGAACAGTCAGTGAAGCATTCAAAGCTGTAGGTGGTGCCGCTAAGGCAGGTCCATGGGTTGCACTCATTGCTTTGATAGCGGTGTTACTTCTTCAAAACGAAAACTTCAGAGCCTTACTCAAAAGGGTTCTTGAAATAGTTCAACAGTTAATCGACAAAATAGTCGAACTTGTTGGAAGAATCATCGAAAAATTGAAACCAATCCTCGACCTCTTAATGAATGTTATTAATCAAATCATTGATGTATTGGTCGAGGTTATAGATGGCATCCTAGATGTTGTCATGATGGTGTTAGATGAAGTAGTCAAACTACTTGAGAAACTCATTGATCCAATAACTAGAATCTTAGAAATGCTTACGGCAATCTTGATTCCTGTCACTCAGTTGATAGCAAAGATTCTTCAAGTTGTAGCAAAGATTCTTCAGTTAGTTATTGGACTTATTGTTCAAATAATAGAAGCAGTAATTGAGTTAATCGATGGGGTTTTGAACATCTTAATCGAAATCATCAACGTAATAGTGGACATCTTAGGTGCTGTTATAAATGTTGTAGTGACTTTACTCGACATCTTGGTCGATATTCTAGAACCAATCCTTGAAATCATCTTGGCGATTCTAGAACCACTTATCGAATTCATCTCAGGAATTATTGAAATCATCGCTTCCTTATTCGAAGTGTTGATGCCTCTAATTGAGATTTTCTTAACACCAATTATGGATATCCTTGATGTGATCTTTGAAATCATTGAGGCGATTTCTCCAATTTTGGTGATTATAGGAAATGTCATTAAAGCAGTTATTCTTCCTGTTCTCCAACTCTTAATGCAAATCTTAAAACCAATCCTAGATATCCTTAGTGCCATTATCAATGCGATTAAATGGATTTTAGATCACACAGTCGGTTGGTTAATTAAGTTAATTGAAAAGATGTTTGGCACAGGCGACTTTGATGCAGAGAATACGGTCAAAACAACAAGCAATTCATATATGAATACTGACAATTCTCGTACAACAAATAATGTCACTATTAACACTAGTGGCGATGTTGATATGGATTCAATTAACGAAGCTTTAGGAGGTGCCTACTAATGAGAAGAAAACTATATTTAGTTAACGAAGTTGGTAGCACCTTCTATTTTGACTACACCCACAATTGTGTCATCGAAGAAATGGATGGTTTTGGTTTTGAATTCGACATCGACTATGAAGAGTTTGATTCAAGGTTTGTTGAGACAAAACGAAAGATTCCTCAAAGAACCCTTGATTTAACTCTTGATTTCTTTGATGGGTATCATGGTTTTACTCGATGGAGAGAATTCATTACTAAAAGTAAAGAAGTTCGACTCTTCTATGAAACATCTGTTGGAAAAAAGTATTGTTACGTTAATGTTGTCTCTTCAACAAAAGCACAGTTAGAGAGCGGAGTGCTTAAAAGCAAGGTGAAGATTGATTGCTTATCTCTTTGGCTTGTAAATAAGTCTGCTCATATAGAAGTTACCGATGCTGGTGGCGGAAAGATTTATACGTATCAATACCCATATGTATATGCGGTCTCCTTCAATGGAAAAGTCACTGTTAATAATGAATCCTCTAGGAACGTACCTTTGGTAATTAGATTAATTGGCAATTGTTACAACCCTAGAGTAATCATTCGTCAAAATGGTGTTGATTTACAAACTTTAAGACTGATAGTTGATGAAAGAGATGAACCAACGATTATTGTTTGCTCTGAACCAACTAATCAATACATTAAGTGGCTTTTAGATGCAGAAGAACAAGATTACTACGATAAACAAGATTTTAGTTGTGAAAACTTCTTATTCTTACCGCCCGGCGAAAGTGAAATATTCTTTGATCCTGGAGTAAGAGAAGAAGCGACCTGCGAAATCTCGTTCAAAGAAGAATATATCGCTCATTAGGAGGTGCCTATGCAACTTATCTTTTTAAGTGAACAAGACTTATCAGTAATGGACTACGGTTACGCCACTGATGACTTTGATATTATTCTTGATGCGTTAGTACCTCAAAAGTCAAAATTCACAGTCAATAAACAAAGTTTAAAAGCGAAAGTTGGTGACTTATTAATCGTTAAAGAAAATGGTTATCCATATGTTGGGATAATCACCTCAATTAAAACCGATGAAAAGTTACAAACTAAAGTGGAGACAAAGGACTATTTATCTCTTCTTGATGTAGATGTTCCTCTTCCAAGAACTTTTAGTGGCAACTCAGCTCAATTTATTGTGAACCTGATAAACAACACTTTTAAGTATTCAGGTGACACATATCAAAATGTCAGTTATCTCGAAACATCGGTTGAGGTGGTGAAGAACTGTAACCTAACTTATGAAGCAGACACCAAAGAAAACATTTTGGATTTGGTAGAGGAATTCTCTAAGACTTATGGCATTAGACTTGAATACCAAGTTGTCCTTGCTAGTGGAAAGTTTTCCAAAATTAGAATACGAGTTGTTTCTGCTAAAGTTGGTGTCACCATGAAGTCGACTCTCGGTGGTATTACAAATCTTAATGTAAATGACACAAATGAAATAAGTTTAAACAAAGTTTATTACATACCAAAAGCTGAGAATACGCAGCATACAAGTCAAGTTATTTATTACTTAACAAACGATGGACAGGTTGTTACAACAGCACCTGCTCTTAAACGTATTCCAAAAGTGAAGATGAAGTACGAATTCTTTTCCGATAAGGATTATGATTCGCTTCTTACTAAAGCTACAAAGGCATTAGTGGATTCTTCGCTAGAACACACGATCACATTTAATTTCTCATTTATCACCAATCAAATTGAAGCTCTTCAAGAACTAAAGGTTGGTGCAATTGTGAGATTCATCACGGAAAGTAAAACATACGATACCATCGTTTCTAAGATGGAGTTCAAAGGTACTTTCAATATCGCTAAGGTAACGCTTGGTGAATATCGCCTGTCCTTGACAGACAAACTTAAATTATTCGATAGGAGGTCTACTTAATGGCTATTCAAAAAATCACATTCGATGCCGCTTCGGTATCAAGCAAAATGGATGCCGACATTAATCACTTTTTGACAAGTGGTGTCAACGGCATTTTTTACGGCATTTTAGGTAGATGCCAAGCTTCGGTAAGCAATAACTATATTTCTTTTCAAAATGGCTACGTACAGGTGTATGGAAGAAGAATATTTGTTGAGAGTGGAACTAAGATATCAGTTTCTTTAGATGGATCAGCATATGGCATTGTTGTTATCAAAATTGATTTAGGAAACAATGTAATCTCACTAGAGAAGAAAGAAGCGAGTTCTGCTTACCCAACTTTAACTCAACAAGATTTGATGAATGGTGGCCTCATCTATGAGTTTCCACTTTGTAGATACACTAAAACATCATCTTCAATTACCTTAGATTCAACGTACGAACCACCTTACATTAAAAACGACCAAACCAAGATTAATGAAAAGGCGACCGAAGTAAAAAATGATGCGAGTTCCAAATATGGTTCCATCTATGATGGGTGGTCAACTTTATCCTATGGACATTGTTATGTTTTTGAAGACATTAATAGTTTAAACGCCTTTAACGCTATCATTTCTGTCTATGTAGGAGGAGCGAATGTTTTATTCTGCGGTGCGGCAGTTGGTGGAAGTGGCGGCATTGTTCATTATCGTTATAACGGTCAAGACTGTACGCTCTCATGTCAATTAACAAGTTCGAAGCTTTATGTAGAAGATTCAAGGGGGAACCAACCAAAATATGCAAGAGTTATTAGATAGATTATTTTCGCCAAACAAAATTTTGTTGGTGTATCGCTGTGGTTCTTCAATCTTTGGACTCAGCGAAGATGAAAGCGATAAAGATTTCACGGTTATTATCGATGGATTTGATAGTTGCAACGTAGTCAAAACTGATGATTGCGACTTCTTTACCTTTGGTAGAAGTTATTTTGAAAAGCTTAAAAATTTTGAAAAAGGATGTTTGACATACTTCCTTTGTTGGCTTGACAACACGCTTCTTGCTAAAGAAAACATCATATATGTTGATGATTCAATCAAAGATCAACTAGATGAGTTCTTATTCATCGATTTCAAAAAGCATTTTAAAGACTGGCTTTATCGTTTAATTGTTTACTTTGGCATTAGACTTGAAAACTACAAAGAAGAAAAAAGTCTTTATCATTTGTATCGAGTCGAATCACTTATTAGACATTACAAAGAAACGGGCAAGTTTGAATACTATTTCTCTAAAGAGAACTTCGAACTAGCCAAAGACCTTAAAACAAGTATGAACATCGAAAAACATCTCCCTAGATTAAAGGAGATTTTTTCTTACTTGTTAAGTGTTTATGAGGAGGAACAAGTATGAGCCACATTGTAGAAATCATCATAACAACAGCATCAATCATCACTGCATTGGGAGTAATCTTTGGGATTCTATTTGCCTTATTCAAATGGCTTATGAAAAGAGATAAAAACGATGCAGAAATCAGAGAGATAAAGGAAGAACAATCCATTCTCACCAAAGGTGTTCTTGCCTGTCTTAAAGGTTTGAAGGAACAAGGATGTGATGGTCCAGTTACGGTAGCAATTGCCGAAATCGAGGATCACATTAACAAACAAGCTCATAAATAGGAGGAGCGAATATGAACCAAATCTTAATTAATATTTTAGCTGCTGTAGTGACAGCAATTGTCCTTCCTCTCATTTCCTATATTGGAGTTAGATTTTCAACTTACCTTAATAACAAAATTAAAGATGAAACCGCTAAGAGGTTATTGAATGAAGCAACTCAAATCGTTCTTAACGCAACTAGAGTGGTTTTTCAGACCTATGTCGAGGCTTTGAAGGCAGAAGGTAAATTTGATAAGGATGCTCAGTTAATTGCTCTTAATAAGGCTAAAACAATTGTCCTAGCAGAACTTAAAGAAGACACTAGGACATTCATTGAAAAGAACTATGGAGACTTATCTTCGTGGATCACAAATCAAATTGAAGCATCAATCAATATTCTCAAAAACGCATAAAACGATTAAACGATTCCAAGGCTCTATCTATGAATGGTGGAGCCTTTTCTTTTCGGAGGAAAATGTATGAATAACGATATTAGTTACATAGTCGCCTCTGCAATTGTGGATAAGCTTTGGATTAAAGGTTTAATCACTGATGAAGAAAGGCGAGAAATATTAAAACGTGTTGAAGATAAACTGACTGAAGATATTTAAATTGGTCGCTGACGAAATAAAGTGGTCGCGGCAGTATAAGTATGTGAAGGCGGCAAAAACACTTATTTTTTTACCCCAACGAATCCCAACTATATATAGGGTTAGGAATTATAAAAAAGGAGGAACTATATGAGAAAAAGAGCTGTTGCGTATGCAAGAGTATCTTCAAATTCTGCAAGCCAAGAGCATAGTTTTGAATTCCAAAAGGAATATTGGGACCGAAAATTATCTAATGATCCAAATTATGAATATGTTGGTTTGTATGCAGATAGAGGTATTAGTGGCAAATTCGCAAATAGGAGACCTCAGTTTCAGTTGATGCTCAGTGCAATCAAGAGTGGAAACGTAGACATTGTTTTCACTAAATCAGTTCAACGTTTTGCAAGGAACACGGAAGAATTATTAACGATTGTTCGTGAACTAAGAGAACTAGGAGTAGGAGTCTTTTTTGAAAAGGAAAACATTAATACCCTAACTAATGATAACGATTTGTTTTTGACAATTGCCGTTGCCGTAGCTGAAGATGACCTATCTCGTTATAGTCAAAACGTTGTTTGGTCAATACAGGATAAATTTAAAAAAGGCCATCCAGTTGTAAACGGAAGAATATATGGTTACTCGATGGGCAAAGGAAAAGGTGATTCTTTTAGAATCATAGAAAGTGAAGCCTTGATAGTTAATAGAATCTTTGAACTTTACTTGTATGGTAATTCAGTTACTACTATTAGTGACATTTTAAACCAAGAAAAAATACCAAGTCCGTTGGGCAAAACTTGGCACCAAAGTTGCATTGATAGGATTTTAAGAAACGAAAAGTATGTAGGCGATTGCTTACTACAAAAATACTATAGAGAAAAATGGAACTCCAAAGTTACTAACAAAGGTGTTAGAGACAAATATCTAGTGGAAAACCATCACGAACCAATTGTTTCTAGAGAGTTATTTGACAAAGTTCAAGAAATGATTAAGCAAAGAAGCAATCATAAGTTAATAGGAAGAATTATCAAACCCTTTCCATTCACTGGGTTAATCATTTGTGGCGATTGTGGGAAACATTATAGACATAAAGTCTCAAAAAGTTTCTATTCAAAAGACTTCGATGTATGGATGTGCAACAGCAAAAAGGATGTTTGCCATTCAGTAAGAGTAAAAGATGATGAATTGAAACAACGCTTTGTGGAAGCATATAACGAATTTATTCTCATGAAATATCAAGGGAACGAAGAAAAACTAATTCAGGATGAAATAGATGCCTTGATAAGTCAAAAAAATGAACTAGATAGACTTAAGTCTAATGGTTGGATTTCTCTTACACAGTATCAAAGCGAAATAGATAAAATAATCAAACCCTTGTCTATCAAGAAAGGAGAATTGTCTGCTTTGAAATTAAGAAAACTATCGGAAAAGGATTTTAGAGTAATTGAATCATTTGATGAAAGCAAAGTCGAAAAGTTCCTATCAAAGATTGTAATTAGTGGAATAAACATTAATTTCCATTTCTATAACGGAGTTGTTGTGACTCGAACAATACAAAACACACGAATCTACGATAAAGATAAAAAACTACTTGGTATAAAGGAGGAATAGTTATGTCTGAACCAGTTGTTAAAGTTATTAAAGCTAATCCATTTGGTGCTAAAAATCTTCCATCGTTTGATGAACATTTACTAAAAGTTGCGGCATATGCACGTGTTTCTACCGATAGTGAAGAGCAAGAAGACTCATTTGAAAGACAAGTTGATTATTACACTAGATTTATTCAATCCAATCCAAATTGGAAACTTGTTAAAGTCTATAGTGATCCTGGAATAAGTGGAACAAGGGCAGATAAAAGACCAGGCTTTCAGGAAATGATAAGAGATTGTAAAAGTGGAAAAATCAATCGAATCCTTGTTAAATCATTGGCTAGATTTGCACGAAATACTGTGGATTGCCTAAATTACATTAGACTCTTAAAGGAAATAGGGGTTAGCGTATATTTTGAAGCACAAAACATCGATACAATGACACCCGGCGGAGATATTTTGTTGACCATTCTTGCGGCGACAGCAGAAGAAGAATCTAGAACAATTTCTAAAAATGTCAAATGGGCATATCAAAAGAAATTCCAAAAAGGCGATTTCACATTCGACTACAAACATTTCTTGGGTTTAACTAGAGATGAAAACCACAATGTGGTTATTGTCGAAGAGGAGGCACAAATCATTAGGAGAATTTATCGAGAATATTTAGCTGGTAAATCACTAAACGATATTGCTAGAGGATTGGAAAGGGATGAAATTAAATCTCCTTGGGGCAAAGACAAATGGTATTACGGAACAGTTAAAAGCATTTTGCAAAATGAAAAATACTATGGTGCAGTTTGGATGGGAAAAACATTTAAGCCTGATGTCTTATCGAAGAAGAGATATAAAAACGAAGGACAAGTTGAATCTTATTTCGTTGAAAATGCAATTCCTCCAATTATTGATAAAGAAACATTTGATATGGTCCAACTTGAAATGAAGTCTAGGGAAAGCAAAAGAAAAAACATTGATACGTTTGTACGTTATTGCTCTAGATACCCTTTTAGTAAAATGCTTGTTTGTGGGCATTGTGGAAATTATATGGTTCGTTGCAACAATATGAGAGAAAAGGGCAAAAGAATACCTTCGTGGTGGTGTTCCGATAGAAGGCATGGTGGAGATTGCAGACAAAGTGGCATAGCTGAATATCGTATTGAGAATGCATTTGTTCAACTATTAAACGCAATTATTGAAAACGGAAAAGATATTAGAGCAATTGTTAGACTTGAAACATCTTCCGTGTTGTTGGCAAACTCAAACAATAGAGTTCAGGAAATCGATAAAGAAATTAATAAATTGCAAGATCAAATGATGGGTCTTCATAAAAAGAGAATCGAAGGTGCTATAGAGGATGTTGAATACAGCCTCAAAGGCGGAAAGCTTGCCAATGAAATAGATAATCTTAAGAAAGAAAGAGACACAATTAATGATGCCTGTGTTAGTTCTGCCTTAGCAACCAAAAGAATTGAAGAAGTTTGCAAGGTCATTGATGATTATGATTTCTTAGATATGTTTGATGGTGAATTGTTCAAGAAACTAATTGACTATGTCACTGTCAATAACACAAAACTTATTTTCCATTTCAAAGCAGGATTCGATAAGATTGTTGAACTATAG